GGCGACGATGTCCTGCTCGAGCTGCTGGATGAACCGCGCCTTCGCGAGATAGTCCAGCAGCTCACCGAAGTCGTCGATCATTTCAGGGTCAAAGCGCTCTAAAAGAGACGGGGGGACATAGCGGTATATCTCGAGGAGGGCGCTCTCGACGAGGCTCTCCTTTATCCCCGCGACCCTCTCCCTTAGAGCTTCCTCAAATTTACCCCGTCAGTGAGGCCCAGGAGCTCGGTGAGCTTGTTGCCGATCGTGATGGCGACGCCGGGGTATTCCTCCATGTCGGCGGCGAGGCGCTCCCGGTCTTCGTCGACGACCGCGTCCAACATGAAGGTCTTGCTCGCCTTCGTCATGCCGATCTTGGAGGCCGTCTTGATGTAGCGGTCGTAGCTGGGGACGCTGGGCCGCTTGAAGTGGTAGGAGAAGTCCTTCGACTCCTCATCGTCGATGGGGATGGTGATGCCGACCTTGTAGACCTTGCCGTATTTCTGCCGCATGGCCTCGGCGGTGTCGGTCGCGGGGGCGGTGGTGCCCTCGTTCTTCTTGACGTCTTCCATGTGTTAATACCTCCGTTTTTTCTCGATTATCTTGAGAAGGCGCGGGCCCGTTAAACGGGCTCGACGCCGTCCTCCACAATGCCGCCGACGATCATGAGGTCGATGTCGACGGTGAGGGTCTTGTCGCCCTGGGCCGCTTTGTGACTACGCTTGACGAACACGACCCTCTTGAGCTCGTCGATGCGCGTCCGGCCTCCGGGGTTGCCGTAGGAGACGACCACGGAGGGGAGCTCCACGCCGTAGAAGGGGCGACCCGTGGCCTTGCAGTAGTCCAGGACGTCGTCGTAGTCGTCCCGGAGCATGGACATCTTGCCGGACGCCTTATAGTTGCCCTTGCCGTAGCCCCGGGGGCGGTTGCCCTTGCCGTAGGACTCCTCCATCTCCTGCTCGTCGTCGTAGCTGATCTCCTGGACGACGAGGTTCAGGCCGGGGATTTTGACGTCGACGTCGCCCCATCCGTAGTTGATACCGTTGACTTTGATGCTCATAGGGTTCTATCCTCCTTCCGTTAGGCGCTGGGCCGACGCCGGGCGAGGTTGATGTAGACCTCGCGGATGTAGCCCCGGGACAGGTAGCGGATTTTCGTCCGCATAGTCTCGTCCTCGATGAAGGTCTCCTCGTGCCCGTCCATGAGGATGATCTCGGCGGCGCTGATCTCCTTCGCGTCGATCATACGCTGCAAGGGCTCAAAGAGGAATTTGCAGCGGGTCTCAAGCTCGCCCTGGATGTCCTCGAGGTCGATGTCGTCGTTCATGAGGTCGAGGCCCTTCTTCCGGGTCTCCCGGATGATCTTGTTCAGAACGCGGACGTCCTCGGCGTAGCGGTAGTCGCTGCCGTCCGGGGAGAGCATCTTCGTATGGTAGACGAAGTAGTCGTCCTTCCCGTCGTACTCCCGGAAGGTGAGGAAGCCCGCGAGGTCGAGGAGCTCGATGATGTCGTTGTCCAGCTCCACGGGGAGCGTCTGCTCGAGCTTCGTCTTGCGGATGCCGAAGCCCGCCTCCTCCCGGGTCTTGCCGATGGAGGTCTGGACGCTGGACTTCGCATAGAGGCCGGAGACGAGGCCCGCGAGGTTGACAATCTTCGTCGACCCGTCCAGCTTGACGAGACGGCCCCAGGCGGTGACGACCTGGATGTTGTAGTTCCTCACCTTCTTCGCCTTCGCCTCCATCTCGAGGGCCCAGTCGGTGAGGTCGCCCTCCTCGGTGCCCCCGCCCAGGACGGGGCCAGCTCCGCCGCCCTCGCTGGGCGTGGGGAACGCGGCCTCCATGACAAAGAACATCGGCTTATGGAAGGTCAGGAAAAGCTGCTCTTGCGCCTCACCGACCGCCTGCCAGAGGGCGAGATCGCTCTCGCCGACAATGTGAACGAACTCATATTCCTCGGCGAAGTTCTGGAGCTTCGTGATCGCGTTGAGGACGTCCCCGTTCGTCATGGTCGGGGCGGTGGTGTTGAAGGTGTAGGTGTCGTTCACGAGGAACGAGCTCGGCTTCTGATCTTCGTCCGCCGCCTCGGCGAACGTGAGCTTGAGTCCAGTCCCCGCGATCTCATACTCGCCCGTCACGGGGACGGTGATCTCGTCGGTGAAGTTGCTCCCGCCGTCGATGGAGACGGCGAAGGCGGCGGAGTTCAGCCCGCCCTGGGCGGTGATCTTCACCACGACGGAGAAGGCGTTCGTCGGGGAGCCGTCGACCGTCATCGTGCCGCCGCCGTCGCCCGTCCGGGTGATCTCGCCCAGCTCGCCCGCCGTAGTGGCGGAGACGGGGAGGCAGTAGATACGGTTCGCGCCGAACTGGACGGAGTCCATCACGGCGTCGGCCAGGGGGGACAGGCCGAGGCGGCTCTTGATCTGCGCGGCGTCCATGGCCCCCGTCACGATGATGGGGGTGTCAGAGACCACGGGGGAGACGCCGATCTTGAGATGCCGCCCGTCGCCCGTGGCGGTGGCGAAGCCGAGGTTCTTGTCTTTAACTTCGTGTTTGACGTCTCGAAGCATTACTTCCCCGCCTCCTTCTTCTTGACGGCCCCGCTCATGGGGGCCGAATTAAAGCGCTCGACCGCCTTGAGGAACTCGGCCTCCGTGACGGTCTTCCCGGGCTTCCAGCCTTCGGCGGCGCACACGCCCGCGAAGACGGCCCGGTTGACGTTCTTCTCGCTGCGGAGCTGCTCGATCGTTTTGACCTCCGGGGCCTCCGCCCCGGGGCTCGCGGTCGGCTGCCCCGTCTGGCCCAGGGCCTCGGCCCCGGTCTTCTTCTTGTCAGCCATTGACAGGCTCCTTTCCGTTGTCTTTTTCGATTGCTGTGATCTCGACGTGCGTGAGCGGGCCGAAGTCGGTGTCCTTGTATAGACCGCCCTGGAAGGTGATCGCCACTTGAACGGCGACTTGAGCCTTGAGTATGGAGTCGTCCTTGTTCACCCAGTCCGCGCCCTCCACCTCGACCGGGACGAAGTCTCCGTTGACGTAGATGCCCCGGTCGAGGCTTGCGAGGAACTTCTCGAACATGGCCTCGACGGCGTCGTCCGTGTAGTCGCCGATTGTCACGGTGAAGGTCAAGTTCCGATTGAAGACCTTCCGCCTCTTTTTCTGCGCTCCCTGTTGGTCTCTGTAAAGTGTTTTGGAGCCGTTTCGGGAGATGGTCTCTTGCTCGAATATGACCGCGCCGACGTGACTTTCCTGACTTTTCTCGAGGCCCTTGATGGTGGTGTAGGGCTTGGACTTGAGGCCCGCCGCCTTGAGCTTCTCGAGCAAGTACGCCTTGCTCTCGCTGTATAGTGACACGTTACTCGCTCCTCTCAATGAAGTCCTCGACGGTGGCCTTGATCTCCTGCATATCCTCCTCCGAGAGGCCCAGGAAGGGCCGGGCGGGGATTTTGACCTTGACCTGCTTCTTCGTGACCCAACGCCCGCCCACCTGGAAGCGGAGCCCCTTCCGCGTCTTCGCCCGGATAGTCCGCCCAGGTTCGCCGAATTGGTGCGTCGCTCCGTGTTTGACATTGGTGCCGACCGCGAAGCCCTTCTCGTCCGAGTGGGACTTGATGGAGTTTCGGAGTTGAGCGGTGTCGACGAGGGTCTTCCCGCCCACGGTCGCGGCCCGGACGGAGGTCTTCCATCTCCTGCCGTCTGGGCCCTTGCTCTGCCGGAAGCGCTCAAGCGTAGACTCCCGGGCGGTCTCGGCGAGGGCCGCGTTGAGGTTCTTCCGATCGAGCTCCGAGTAGGCCCTCATTCTGCGAAGCAGCGCGGAGACGTCGCCGTCGAGCCGTATGCTTGTTCCTGCCATGGGATTACATCCCCTTCATGCTGTTCCGGCTAAAAAGCCGGGGATTTGATCTCGCCGCAAAGCCTGTCGCGGCGGCGGAGGCCGGGTCGTCTCCGTCCTCCCCGGTGCCGATGTTGACCTTCCCCTCGGCGACGAGGGTGAGGAACTTGACCGCCGCATTGTAGCGGTTGAGGTAGTTCTTCTCGGCCTCACCCTCGTCAATCCCGATACGGGAGTAGAGGTTGTAGATCGCGATGTCCTTCGAGAACTTGTTCAACACTCTCGGAACCGGGTCGAAGGGGACTTTGTAGCGTTTGGCGAGGTAGCCGTCGATCTCGGCGTCGGCGTCGCCGATTGCCATGTCGATGATGGGCCCGATCTTCGCCTCGCGCTCGGCCTCGTCCTCCTCGAAGGTGTCGCCGATAATGGCGTTGAGGGCGTCGTCCTTGAGCATTTCGCGGACTTCGGCCCTTGTGCTGTAGCCCATGGAGCTCCCTCCTTATGCGGGGCTTAACCCTTGGCGCTGCCGTCGCTGCCGTAGGCCATCTGCCAGAACCCGAAGCCTGCGTTCCCCCGGCTGTCTGCGCCGTAGAGGAACTGCTTCTTCATGAAGACGTTGTCGTCGGCCTCGGCGGTCTTGCTCACGAACTTCGCCTTCTTCCGCTCCTGGTAGATGAGGGGCTTGAGGGGGCGGGAGGTGGAGAGCAAGAACCACGCGGAGTCGTGCCCGGCGAGCTGGGGGACGACGAGGGGCTTCGCGGTGCCCTGCATCGTGTTCCTGCTGCCGTTGATGAAGTCGGCGACGAGGATGTCCCGGGCCTTCGCCTCGAGGGCGGGCGGGACGACGAGGAGGTCGGGGACGATGTTCAGCGCCCGGCCCTTCGCGTTGGTGAGGCTCATCATGCCAGACCGGGCCGCGATGTACGCCTCGAGGGAGAGCTGCGCGGTGCCCTTGTTGGAGACGGTGTTCTTGCCGACCTGATGGGCATCAGAGAAGAAGGGCTTCCCGTCGTAGCACTTCGCGGAGAAGCCGGAGGCCAGCAGCGCGAAGACGAGCTCGTCGGGGTGCATGGCGGCGGACTGGGCGAGCATCTCGATCGAGGGGTTGTAGAGGCTGATCTTGTCGTCCTCGATCGCGTTCCGATCAATGCCGACGGTGAGCTCGAAGTCCTTGTTCTTGATGACGTAGCCGGAGGCGGCGAGGTTCTGGATTTCGCGGTCGCCGATCCACTCCCTCATTCCGGGGATGTCCCCGAGCCAGGCGTAGGTCTCGGCGTCCGTGGTGGACGGGGTGACGGTGGCGATCTGCTTGTAGAGCGGCTCGACGGTGGTGAGGGCCTTGTTGAACAGGGTGTTAAACCCGACATAGATGCCCCTCAAATTCTGGGGATTGACAATCATGATCTATTTTCCTCCTTTTCGGATTTTAGGACGCGGCGGCGGGGGCGGTGTAGCCGAAGCCCATCTCCACGGCGACGCCTTCGTCGTCCACCCGGACGACGAGGCCAGCCACGGACGCGCCCGTCGCGGTCTTGGTGACGGTCTGATCGTCCTCGATGTAGCACGGGCCCAGGATGTCGGCGGGGCCGACCTTGTTCGCGGCGGTGGCGCTGTTGTCGAAGACGAAGACGCCCCGCTTTACCCGGACGACGGCCTCGCCGTCCTTCCCGGTGTTCTCGACGGTCTCCTCGGCCCGGCCCGCCGCCTTGAGCGCCGCCGCCTTCTTGCCGGGGATGGCGTAGCCGTCCGCGTCGATCACGACGATGGAGCCCTGGAAGATCGTGGTCGCCCCCTTGACGGGGAGCACGATCGAGGTCGCGCCGCTCGCGATCTCATTGGTGTCTCTCGGTGCTGCCAGTTTTGCCATGGTCTTACTCTCCCTTCATTCCGTACTTCTTGACGTCCTCGGCGCTGATGCCGAGCTGCTTGCAGACGAGGAGCGTCGCCTCGTCGAGCTCCTCATTCTTGAGAGCCAGGGGCTCGGAGCCGCCCACGGTGCCCATGGGCACGACCTGGGGGGCCTTCTCAACAAACCCCCGGAAGTCGTCCAGGCTCTTGAGGGCGTAGCCCTTCGCCCACTCCCGCTGCGCCGGGGTGATCTTGCCCGCCT